CTTCTTTGGTGTCCTGCGTTTTCATCGCCACGCTTACCAGCGCGTCTTCCAGAGAATTGATGCCGCGCAGGGCTACATCAGACATATTTTTCGCGACGTTCCGGGCGTCCTGCGCAAAATCTTTTAGGGACTTGCTGTAATCTGTCGTTTTGCCGTCCAGCGTTGCGATCGTCGGAACCAGCGCTGCAAGCTGTGCGTCCAGCGCTTCGACGCTGGCAGTCGTGACGTCGTGCGTCTTCTGCAGGTTTTCCATCATCTGGATTTCGCTGTCGACTGACGGGATCAGCTGGTTCAGCGACTTTTCCAGACCGGGGAAGGCTTTGTTGGCCAATTCCATCGCACTGCCAATCGCGCCTTCGATCATTTCGACCATATCGTCCAGCGTATCAGTCAGCTTTGCGAAAACGACCGCTGTGGCGATCGTACCGATGGTCAGGATTTTGGACGCCGCACGGTAGGCAATAGCCGCCTTCTGTGCTGTCAGCAGCGCACTAGCCAGCCGCAGGAACGCCACGGCCTGTCCAATCACAGCGCGGGCAAACACCCCAGCTGTCAGGACGATGAACGCTTGCCGGACAAAGGTCAGGTTCTTCCCGACGAATTCGGCAGTCTTGCCCAGCTGGATGAAGATCTGCGGGATCATATTGACCCCGCTGGCTAGGAACCGACCGATCGAACGGGCTGTGTCATTGCTGCCGCTGGCAATGTTGCTGAAAAACTTTGCGACATTCACCAGCGCTTCGTTCAGCCCAGCTTCACCGATTTCGCGCTTGAACGCGTCGAAGCTGTCGCCAAGATTGCTGAATGCCCCGTTCAGGGTCTGCGACTGTCGTTCGATAGCCCCAGAGAATTCAGTTTCGCCCAGATTGGCCAGAAAGCCAGTGATCGCCGTGCCGGACTTCTTAACTTCAGTTTCGACGCCCTTGAACGTGAAAACGACCTTATCGCCTTCAGACCGGGCCTTAATGCCGAATTCTTTTAGACGTTCGAATTCACCGACAGCTGCGTCTGCTGCGGCTTCAATAAACTGATCCAGCGTCTTGCCTGTACCGCTTGCGATGTTGCCGAAAGCGATCATCGACTTGATTGTCGGGTTCAGGCCACGGGCGACCAGCTTGTTAAAGCCGCCCACGACTTCGCGGAGCGAAAACGGTGTCGTCGCCGCGAATTGCTGCAGTATCTTGAAAGCTTTCTGCGCGTCTTCAGTCGAACCCAAAAACGTCGCCAGAGATGCCTCTAAGCTTTGAAAGCTTCGGTTGGTTTCAATGGTCGACTTCATCAGCAGACCGAAGCCAGTAGCCCCAGCCAGAGCCGTCACTGCAGTCTGTACGGAAAAGACCGCGCTTTTGACGCGGCCCAGACCTGTGCCAATCGAACGGAAAGCCCCCGCTGTTTTATCGACTGCGCCAATCCTAATTTTAAGATTTTGATCGGCCATCGTCTAACACCTTAAAATAAGCGAACCATTCATTGACTTCTGACAGGCTTAGATCTTCGATTTCCGCCTGCGTTTTGTGTAGACGATCCGCCAAGGCCATAAGATTAAGCCGAAACGGATCATCTTTTAGTTTTTTTCCGCGTCCTCAATCGTATCGACGTCGCCAAACATCTGCGCGGCGATTTCAGAGATCACACCGACGCTTTCAGCCATCAGATAAACTTTATCCTCTAGCGTGAAAAGCCGGTTCCCGTCCGCGTCACCAGCCTTCAGGATGATCAGATCCACCATCCCGTCGATGGTCATATTGTTCAGAAAATCTTTGTGCTTTTTCTGAATGCGGTTCAGATCGCCAGCTGTGATCGGATACACATACATCCGAAGCGGCACACCACCGTCGCCCCATTCTGCGACGTCGATGATGCGAGCCTGTTTCTGGCGACGTTCTGAAATCTGTTTGCCTAGCGACATAATCAGCCTTCGATCAGGTTACGGTTGTTTCAGTCAGACCACCAGTGATCTGCATTGTGTAGGTCGCTGTGACCATACCGTCAGCAGACGCGCCGATATCGCGGCCTGTGATCAATGCAGTGCCGGTCAGCTTGTGATCGCCGCTGGTGTTACCTTCCATCTGGAAGTTCACAGTCACGGAAGACCCGACAGTGAAGCCGCCCTGACCGCTGGTGTCAGTGTCGTCGAAATATGTTTCGACTGTGGCAGTGGCGTCTGTGAAGCTTGCCTGATAGGACTTCGCGGTATCGCCCATTGTGGTGTCTTCAATCACGTCAGCGGTTTCGTTGACAGTGAAAGAGATGATTTCTGCGACAGCGTTGGAACCGTTCAGAACCGTGCCGTCGTTTCCTTTGAAAGTTGCCATAATTTAAACTCCTGTTAAGCGGCAGTTTCCACATCGTTTTCGGCGGTGCGATATTGCACCAGCACGGTGAAGCGGCCCACGGCCACCGGCTGATCGCCGTCACCCGCAAAGTCGGCTTCGAAATTGGTGACTTGCAGATCCTTCGACAAGCCGCCCAATGTCACATCAGCGGCCAAAGCTTCCTCAACTTCGACTGCGATGGTGTCCAAAGTATTATCATAATTCGCTGTCCCGCGCACATATCCTTCCACGGTGACTTCCAGTTCGCGCATTACCGACCGGGATATTGTCAGGGTGTCAAATTCCACGCTTTCAGACCGTGTGAAGATACACAGGCCGGGCAACTTGCCGGTCTCCAGCGGGTAGATCCGCGACCGGAATACGTTGCTGCCGGTTGTCGTCAGGCCCGTCAGGGCTGTGACGATAGCGTCCCGGATCTGTTTGCGAACGTGGGCCATTAATCTTTTTCCAGAACCAGCGTGGTAATTCCCGTCCCGTCAGGCTGCACGACGCGGATCGTGTAGGCTGTACCGTCGATCGTAATCGCGTCGCCCTCAGAGGCACTCGAAACGTCTTGTGTGCGGCATTGAAAGCGCGGCTGCACCAAAGCAAAGCCGACACCGCCACCGGCATCGACTTCGACGAATTCGTTGTCGAAGATCCCGTTCACTGTCCCGCCGCCGAAAGTGGCAGCTGTAGCGAAATCATCGACTTCGAAAAATATGGCACGATCTGCGGCGCTTTCGACAGCCATCAGTCAGCTTTCTTTTTCTTGCGCTTCAGAAGCCCTGCTGCGCTTTTGGTTGTCAGGCCCACGGCCCGATCTTCTTTTGCCGGCGCTTTTTCATATGGCTGCGCTTTGCCGATGTTGACCAGCTGCATGCCGATTTTCTCTGAAACTTCGACGACTGCGCCAGCTTCATATGGCTGGCCTTGAATAAGCACGTCGCGGGTAACTTCGATTTTCATATCCTGCCCCATTGTGGGCCGGGGCGACCGAAGCCGCCCCAGCGTTAGATTTAGGCGTTGATGTCGAGACAAGCCGCGAACGACTGTGCGTGACGTACAGCCACGTCGACTTCCTGAATGACACGGATACGAACCGCACCAGTGGAACCACCAGTGTAAGGATCGATCAGGACGTCAGGGGTGCTGAAGAAACCAAGCATCAGCTGGCTGAAGTCACCGAAAATCATCGCTGACAGGCCGGTGCCGGTACCTTTGGTCAGGTCGGATGGCACGTTATTCGTCACGGACATGTTGTAGCCGTAGAGCGAATTCCAAGGGGCGTCCAGCAGCATTACGCTGTCTGTGGATGCGACCTTAGCAGTCGATGCCAGATGCGACTTCACCTTCGGGTTGGTCAGATAGGCAAGGGAATTGCCGTTGATCGCCGCGTTGTCGACTTCAACTTCCTTCACCAGATCTGTGACCTTTGCCCAAGTCATCGCGCCACCGTTGGTGCCGATAGCGACAGAACCGATGCCTGTGGTGCCGGTGATGCCAGTTGGCTCGTTAGAACCGCCGCCTTCGATGGCGACGTCTTCGATCTTCTGGGCCACTGCGTTCAGAAGGTCGTCACGGACGATCTGTTCGACAGAAGGATCAGACTGAATCATCAGCAGGCGGGAAACGTCAGTGAATGCGCCAAGCGACTTAGGCGACATTGTCACCTGTGCGAATGTTGCGTTCACTTCAGCGGTTGCGCCGTTCTCAGCCACAAAGCCAGCAGATACGCCGGTTGCAAGCTTAGGAATAGCAACGTCGCCCTTCAGGCCAGACATAAAGCGGGCACCAAGTTCGTTGAATACCAGACGTGACCGCAGGGCATCGACGAATTCGCCGCCAAGATGGTCGGTTGGCTTCAAGTGACCACCAGCAGATGCTGTGCCGACAGTCAGGTCACGACGTCCGCCCCAGAAGCTGTCTGGTGCGTAGAAACCACGCGCTGCCTTACCGGCACGCTGTGCGATTTCGTCGTTAACTTCACGCTCCAGACCGTTCAGGCCAGAACCGTTTACCAGACCGCGTACAGCCCGCATAAAGCTGTAATCGCGCTGCTCTTTAGCGGAAAGGTCGACTGCGCCAACGGACTGTTCCAGTGGCTTGCCCTCGCCAATCGCTTCCAGCAGAACGCCACGGAATTGATCGACAGAAATGCCCGACTTGATGGCGTCATCAGCCAGATCACGACGGTTATGCTTTACAGCCAGCGAAGTGATTTCGCTGACAGTCTTTTGAAATTCGCGCTTTGCTGCCTCTGCGGCTTCGGCGCGGATTTCGTCAGTGTTAATTTCGGTCATCTTGACCTCCTTTGTTTCAACACTAGGTTCGACAAATTCAGCACTGCGGTTCACCCCGACAGACGCGTCAGCCGGTACTGATACAATGCTGGCTTCATACGGAACCCAAGACGAAACCGCGACCGTCCCGTCGCGTTCGTTCTCGTTTTCCATTTTGCGGATCTGGTAGCCGATGCTGACGTTGCTTCGAATACCGTCCTTGACGTCGTCATACACTTCCCTAGCCAGCGCACTTTTTCCAAAGCGCACCACCGCCCGCAACCTACGGTCGGATTGATCCAGATAAGTGCGTTCCACGACGCCAATCTGTTTCGTCATATCGTGATCTAGCAGCAGCGGGGCGTGGCCGCTGTTCATTCTGCTAAGGTCGACCGCATCGGTCGTATGACGCAAAACCTCTTTACCGAAAGACCGTTCGACAGGTTCTTCGCTGGACAGCGACATGCGAACCCGGCGGTCATCCTCATCCACCATCTCTGTTTCAGCTGCGCGGAATGTCAGCAGCGAACGGTCGATGCGTGAATAGTCGTCTTCGTCTTCATCATTCCCGGCTGTCATAGCTACGGGCTGATCTTCGGATTTGCCGAATGTGACGATATATTCGTCGTCAGTTTCGGTGATGTTCTTAATGTGTCTGTCCATCTCAAACGCCCTTTCGTCGTCAGATTTTACATCACTTTTAAGTGGATGGCCATCGGGCAGCAGATCGGTGTCGTGCTTCCCGCTGCGGAACCGGCCATTTCTCACCGCAAAAAGGAAGCTGTTGATTCTGGCAAAAGCCCACTGTTCAGGGCTGCTGACGTTTGGCCGCACAGATGCGGGGTTGGTTTTGTAAGCCCCAATGCCACGACGAAAGACTGCCGACAGCATCCTCACAGTCACACGTTTAGAAGCTGTGTCGCCGTGTTCTGCGTTATGTTCTTCGACTTTGTTGGCGATACCTTCAGCGGCTGCGTCGTTTATGTCTTCAGCGCGTTCGCCTTCGTCCAGCTTATCCAGCCGTGCCGCCTTGCCCCGTGCCCACGATTGACCGGGATCACCGCCCCAAGCCGACCAGCTTACCCGGCCCGGCGACGGATAGCCATCTTCACCGGGGCTGAAGCCTTCGGCCTGTTTGTCGACTTCGTGGCGGCTGAAGAAACTATGCATG